AATATAATGCGACATTTATCCCTGATGCCTTGACTCCGGATGAAGGCGCAAGCATAATTCGCGAAGTAGTATTTCCTACATTACAGTAAACACATGGCAGGAAAAAAACAGCGTAAAGTGCCGGATCCGGACATTATTGATCGCGAACTCGCAGTAGTCGAGTTACGCAGAACAGGGGAGACTTGGGATCGAATAGCGAAGGTAGTTGGCTACGCGAACGCAGCAGGGGCATACAAGGCTTACAAGCGCGCCTTATTGCGGACCCTACAACAACCTACCGAAGAAATGCGGGATCTCGAATTAGACCGGCTGGACCGGCTACAAAGGGCATACTGGAAGCGAGCCATAGACGGGGAGACGCGAGCTGCGGACTTTATCCTGCGGGTTATAGATCGCCGCGCCAAGATCTTAGGCTTAGACGCTCCGCAGAAGATACAAGCGGAAGTGGTGAATTATGACGGAAGCAGCAACATTGACTCCGACATCGAACGAATTATCCGATTACTCGACCAAGTGGATCAGAGCCGCCCGCTACAAGTGGAGAGCGGAATTAGCGAGAGCGGAACAATTACCACCGGAGAGTGATTGGCACATTTGGCTTTATATGGCTGGTCGCGGTGCTGGTAAGACTCGAACGGCGGCTGAGTGGTTGGCGTGGGAAGCTATCCAACAACCGGGAACCCGTTGGGCAATAGTCGCGCCTACCTTCTCTGACGCAAGAGATACCTGCGCCGAAGGAGAGTCAGGCGTAATCTCGATCTTGCGTAGATATAGAATGCTGAGCAGCTGGAACCGATCTATTGGAGAGATCCTATTAAAGAACGGATCTAGGATAAAGTTATTCTCAGCCGATCAGCCGGATCGCTTTCGTGGTCCGCAACATCATGGCGCTTGGTGTGATGAGTTAGCGGCATATAGATACTCAGACGCTTGGGATCAATTACAGTTTGGATTGCGCTTAGGCGATAAGCCACGCATTATCGTAACTACTACCCCGCGCCCTACTCCGTTAATCCGAGCGCTCGCCAACCGCGATGACGGCTCAGTAGTAATCACTCGCGGATCTACTTTCGATAACGCGGCTAACTTAGCGCCTAGCGCGTTGCTGGAGTTACAGGCACGATACAACAATACCCGGCTAGGTCGGCAGGAACTATACGGAGAGATCTTAGAAGATGTAGAAGGCGCGTTATGGACTAAGGGCTTAATAGATCGCAACAGGCTAGATAAAGCACCAAATTTGGCACGAATTGTCGTATCCATAGATCCGGCAGTAACGAATACCAAAGACTCTGACGAAACAGGAATAGTCGTGTGCGGATCTGACGCGGCTGGACATGGTTACCTGCTGGGAGATTACTCATTTCGGGGATCGCCGCTTGATTGGGCTTCTAAGGCAGTATCGGTATTTGATGAGTTCAAGGCTGACTCGATCCTAGTAGAAGTTAATCAAGGTGGAGATATGGTTACTAGCGTTCTCCAACAGATCCGGCTTGGCTTACCAATCCGAGAAGTGCGAGCGCATGTGGGTAAGAGACTTCGAGCTGAGCCGATAGCGGCTATGTATGAGCAGGGGCGTATTCACCACATTGGCGAGTTCGCGCAGCTAGAAGATCAAATGACTCTCTGGACTCCGGAAGAAGTTAATTCACCGGATCGCCTTGACGCTATGGTTCAGGGTTTTGCTGATCTTCTTGGTACTATTAACATTGCGAATTACTTTGGAGCGCTCGCTAATTTCTGCCGGAAGTGCGGATTACCAATGCCGAAATCAATGAGCCATTGTAGTAAGTGCGGAACGGCTATGATAGCGCCGGATAGTAAGGGAGTATAATGGCAGTCGCGTATAACACAATAATAGATCAAGGCGCAGATTGGTATTTGACGGTAACTTATGAAAACCCGAACGGCACTGCGATCAATATTACTTCTTACACTGCTGCCTTACAGATCCGTTCGCTACCTTCTGATTCGACAACAGTATTATCGCTTTCTACGGGAAGTGGGATTACCATTACCGGAGCAACAGGAACAGTCGCAGTCCATGCTACCGCAGCGCAAACAAGAGATATAGACGAAGGCACTTACTACTATGATTTGGAAATTACCGCGCCTACCGGCGTAGTGACCCGATTAGTGCAAGGGCAGGTTGTCGTGAGTGCGGAAGTGACTCGATGAGCGAAGATGTAATAGTAGTTCAACCGGTAATCAATCAGATTACTGTCGCAGCTCCGGGTCCGCAAGGTCCGGCTGGAGCCTTTTCACCGGGCAATGTTGCCTATACCCATACGCAATCAGTATCTAGTGCGACATGGACTATAAATCATAATCTAGGCTTCAATCCGGTAGCAGTTGTATTAGACTCTGCTGGAACTCAATGCGAAGGCGCTATAACTTACCCAAGCGTTAATCAAATGGTGATAACCTTTACAGGTGCTTTCACCGGCGTAGCATACATAGTTTAGGAGAACACACATGGCGCGCAAGTTTCTAGTATCAATAGATCTAAGCAAGAACGAATTACAGAACGCAAGAATTCAAAACCTTGCTACCGCACCGGCTGCTCCCGTCTCCGGTCAGATTTACTTCGACACAGTTGATGCTCAACTTTATATCTACAATGGAACGCGTTGGGAAGTAGCGGGTAACGCAATTCAATCAGGCTTACTTGCGTCTCGACCATTAGCAACTTCGGTAGATACTGGAACTATTTTTTATGCTACCGACACATATCTTTTCTACTACTCAAACGGAACTGCTTGGGCGCAAACTAATCAGTTTGGAACAATAACTGCCCAAACAACTTACGGAGCTGCTAGTGGCAACGGCTCTTCTACTAATTATGCTCGCGCAGATCACACTCACGGAACTCCGGCGCTTGGAACTGCCACACCACAGGCATTATCCGGAGCAGCTGCTTCTGCTGGATCCGCAACTGCGCCTTCTAAAGAAGATCACTCACACGCCTTCACGCCAAGTCAAGATCTCAACATGCAAGGCTTCAAACTTGGCAACTTAGCAACACCAACAGTAAGCACAGACGCAGCAACTAAGCAATATGTTGATGATGTCGCGCAAGGTCTTAACATTCACGCAGCTTCCTATGCCGCAACTACCGCTAACTTAAACGCGACTTACAGCAACGGAACTAGCGGCGTAGGAGCAACATTAACTAACGCTGGAGCGCAAGCTGCTTTTATTACTGACGGCACAACGCCTTCGGTCAATGATCGTATCCTTGTAAAAAATCAAACTACTACTTCTCAAAATGGTATTTACACACTTACCACAGTAGGTAGCGGATCTGTAAACTGGGTGCTTACTCGCGCAACAGACTTCGACACCGCAGTAGAGATCGCCGGCGGTGACTTTACTTTCGTAGATAACGGAACACTTAACGCCAATACAGGCTGGGTAAATGTCGATGAAGTAACAACAGTAGGCACAGATCCTATTGTGTTTCAACAGTTCTCCGGCGCTGGAACTTATACTGCTTCTAACGGCGTATTACTCACCGGAACTAACTTTACTTTTGCCCCTAGATCCGGATACGGATTACAAACAGGAGCAAGCGGCGCAGAAATCAAACTCGCCACTACTTCCGGACTTAATTTAACTACTGATCTAGCAGTAGGCGCTGGTAATGGTATTTCAGTTCTCACTAATACAGTAGCCATTGACTCGACAGTAGTCGTAAGTAAGTACGCAGCCAATGTCGGTGACGGATCTGCTACTTCCTACACAATCACACATAACCTAAATACTCGTGATGTAATAGTAAGCGTCTATGAAGCAAGCGGAACATACGCAGAAGTAGTTTGCGATGTCGCGCATGCCACCGCCAATACTGTTACGCTGGCATTCTCCGTTGCCCCAACTTCTAATCAATATCGAGTAGTCGTACACGCATAGTAAAAAAGGGAGATACACATGGGTCTTCGTGACCGTATCGCAAAGGCATTACTGGCTGGAGACTTAGACAAGAAGCCAAACCTGCCGGCTGGTGCTACCACCATGTCGGAAAACGATATGCGTAACGCAGCTCTTAATCAGATCTCGCAGAACTACGGCAACTCCAACCCATTACCGCGTAACCCTTGGATGAGCATGGTTCCGTTCGGTCCGGGTATGCCGATTACTCCGGGAGCAATTAACCCTTTACGCCCTGACGGCAGACCGGATCCGCGCCGCTACGAATACCAAGTAGCACAAAACATCAACATTACCGAAACACGCCTTGTTCCTTTTAAGACTCTGCGAGCTGCTGCCGATCAGATAGATATTCTGCGGCGTTGTATCGAAGTATTGAAGAGCAAGATTACCGGGCTGGATTGGGATATTGTTTTAGGCACAGACGCTTCCGAAAAGATCGCAGCAGAGTCCGGCGGGGATCATGTTCGCGCAATGGCTAAGGCTCGTCAAGAATATAACGATGAAATTAACCGCATTAGATCATTTTGGGAAAACCCGGATAAAGCAAACGGGCTTACCTTCTCGGATTGGTTAATGATTGCTTTAGAAGAAATCCTAGTTATTGACGCTTGGGCAGTTTGGCCACAAATGAGTGTCGGTGGAGATCTCTACGGCTTACAGATCCTTGACGGATCCACGATTAAGCCAATGTTAGATGATCGCGGTATGCGCCCTATGCCACCTAACGCAGCTTTCCAACAAATCCTATACGGCTTTCCACGCGCCGAATTTACGGCTAATGACGATGATCCGAAAGCAGACGGCGAATTTACTTGTGATGACTTGGCGTATATGGTCCGTAATCGCCGCACAATTAGCGTATATGGGCAATCTCCTACTGAGCGAGCGCTACCCCTAGCCGATATTTACTTGCGCCGCCAACAATGGATTAGAGCCGAATACACAGACGGCGTATTGCCGGAGCTGATGTTTGAAACAGACGCTACTTGGGGAACTAATCCGGAGCTGCTACGCGCTTACGAGAATATCTTTAATGACGATCTATCCGGGCAAACCGAGCAACGCAAGCGCGCTCGCTTATTGCCGAGCGGTATGAAGCCGGTTCAATACGAAGGCTATGGCGAGAAGTTCAAAGATACGCTCGATGACTACTTGATTACTTCAATCTGCGGACACTACGGAGTCCAACCGGCAGAAATCGGCTTTTCTCCCAAAGCCGGACTCGGTGGCGCTGGATTTGAAGAAGGTAGGGCTTCAAGCGCAGAAGCAATCGGAGCGCAACCGCTTGTTAATTGGATTAACAAAATGCTCACTAATCTTTCTTACACTTATCTTGGTATGCCACGCGAATTAGAGTTTAAGATGATGACTTCTAAGCGACTAGATAACGAAGAAAACGCTCGCAAGGCTCAGATTGAAGTCACAAGCGCTGGTAAAACTATTAACGAACGCAGATCCGAACTAGGATTACCGCTACTCGATACGCCACAAGCAGATATGCCGTTATTGGTTGGTGGAGCGGGGATCTATCTATTCTCACCTGACGGAATTATCAATGCTGCTGATGTAGTGAGCGCTCCGGCTCTCGCTGGACCCGAAGCGACTCCGGCAGCTCCGACTACGGAAGTAGGAGAGAAGCCGCAGGTAGAGCCAAGCGCTGAGCAAGAAGAAACAATAGAAGAAGAAGTTAAGGCATTTCTAAAATGGGCAAGTAAAGGCAAACGCGCTCGCCAATTTGAGTTTTATGAGATAGATCCGGTAGTAGGAGAAGCGCTCAATCGTTGCGCGTTCGAAGGAGATCTCGATACCGCCCGATCTATTGCTAAAGCGTATATCTCATGATTTGGGGCGCTCATCAGGCAGACGGGCGCATAGCTGCGAATAACGCTCGAAAGATCCGAGCTGCGTTGGGGCTGGAGATTAATGCCCGGCAAGTGTATGACCGCTATCTCGAAACTCAACCTACCGTAAGCGACAACATAGCCCAAGATCGAGCCAAAGCCCGCGCATGGGCGATGTTGAATGTCGGACTTAACGAAGACGCTCTATATCAAGTCTTATCTAGGCTATGGGCAGAAGGCGTGGTTACTGGATACGCGGCTGCGGAAGAACTGATAGCACAACTAGAACGCCGGAGATCTCGTAAGATCGCTAAAGAAAACACTTATATTGATTGGGCAAACTGGAAGCCCGGTGACCTAGCTGCTGCGGCGCTGGTCCGACCTAAAGGCGCTTTAGCACGCTTACTGGAGCAAGCTGCGGTTAGCATTAGATCCTTAGCGAAAGAGACTTACAATGAACTCGGAACAGCAATTGCAGACTCTTTGGCGGTTGGCTTGTCTCCGGAACGCGCAGCCAAACTCATTAACGACAAGATCCGGAACCCAAAGCGATCTCTTACTATTGCGATTACTGAACTTAACCGCGCTATGTCTGCCGCCGCAATCGAACGATACAGACAAGCCGAAATAGAATATATGGAGTGGTCGGTTAGCGATCCTTGCCCGATTTGTGCGCAGAACGCTGGACAAGTAGTTCAAATGGGCGGAACATTTAACTCCGGATCTACGCAACCGCCCGCACACCCAAATTGCCGATGTGTTTTATTACCGGTAATTCCGGAGTATGACGATAACGGGGTCATAGATGTTGCGCCTAAAACTGCTAACATTACTGCCCAAGATCTTGCTCGATTAGACGCAGCTCTTGAAAACATAGAAATAGAGTGGGTGAATTTATAGTGGCAGACAGTTTTGTTCCACCCGCCGGAGCTGCTGCTGCTGCGAAACGCGCTATTAAATGGATTGAAGAAGGTAAGGCTGGATCCGGATTTACTTCTACGGGTAGAACTCGCGCAGGTCAAATTGCCCGCCGCGAAGCAATCAGTAGAGATACAGTTATGCGTATGGTGTCGTTCTTTGCGCGACATGAGCCGGATAAAAAGGCAGAAGGCTTTAGCGCCGGAGAAAAAGGTTATCCTTCTCCCGGTAGAGTTGCGTGGGATGCTTGGGGTGGAGATGCTGGAAGATCTTGGGCCAATAGAACTGCTGAGTCAATTAGAAATAAGGAGAAAGCACCAATGACCGATTTAACTACTTCGTATTTTGCGATTGAGAAGGCGGATCGAAACGCTGACGGAACACTTATGGTGTATGGCAAGGCTACCGATGACTCAGTTGATATAGATCAACAAATTTGTGACGCTTCTTGGCTGGACCGCGCTATGCCTGATTGGTTTAAGACCGGCGGCAACATTCGCGAACAACATAGTTCTATCGCAGCTGGAGTAGCGAAAGAATACGAAGCCAAATCAGACGGGCATTATATTCGAGCGCTGGTTGTAGATCCGATCTCAGTTCGCAAGGTAGAAACCGGCGTTCTCAAAGGCTTCTCTATCGGTATCAAGAACCCACGCGTAGCCCGCGACAACAAGGCTGCTAACGGAAGAATTATTGACGGGCAAATCGTAGAAGTATCGCTCGTAGATCGCCCTGCTAATCCGAACTGCCAATTAGTTCTTGCTAAATCAACTGCCGCAGACTCGACTTTGATTATGGTAGAAGATCTAATTGAGAAGAAGGAAGAGCCGGATTACGAAAGTATCAATGTCGGTGGCGCTGGATCCGAACCCGCAGATAAAGAACTCTATAACCGCGTTAAGGCAGAAGCCAAGGATAAGTTTGATGTTTATCCTTCTGCGGTAGCCAACGCATGGGTAGTCCGAGAGTATAAAAAGCGCGGCGGTAAGTATAAGAAAAAGACCAAGAAGAGCCTTACTAAGTGCTTAGAGTGCGGTTGCGATCAACCCGAAGTAAGCCATGGCGGCGGTCCAACACTATTGCCTGACGGCACTATTACCGCACACATGAGTACCGCTAACATTATTTCCCCTTCGGAGACACCGAAGTTTGCCCTACAATCAGACAGTAATCTATCGACAGGAGCGGATCAAATGGAGCAGGTTAAAGAAATATTAGATCTTTCCGCCGCCTACAAGAACGCAGACCTGCTAAAGTTCGACAAGAAGACATACGACACGGCGCGTACGGCTCTCGCTCAACTTATTGCTATCGAAGCAGAAGAAATGGGCGCTGGATCGAACGAAGAAATGTCGTTACAACATTTACTATCCGCAGTACATCACCTTTTTGCTTGGTACGAAGGTGAAGAAGCAGAAGGAGAGATCATGCAGGAGACAGAAATCGAAATGGCTGCCGATACAAAGAAAATGGATCTAAAGCCGAAAAAAGATGAGTCAATGAAAGAGTTTATGAGCCGTTGCAAGAGCATGGGCATGAACGAAAAAGAAATGCGCGAGTGCGCTGCTAAGTTTTACGGCAAAGAAGCCGAGAAAATGAAAATGGAAGACGAAGACGAAAAACCGGCTAAGAAAAAAACCGATAAAGAAGATGACGAAAAGAAAACTGGTCATAAGTCGGTAGAGTCCGAAGACGCAGCTCCGGAAGCAGTAGAACCGGATGTCGTAGAAGAAGAAAAAGATAATTCTGATGATGATAAGTCAGCAGATGTAGAAGCCATAATCGAGCAAGTGGTAAAGAGTGCAACCGAGTCTCTACGCAAAGAGATTGCTGACTTAGTGACCGCAACAAAGGCGGCACAAGAGAAAGCATCTACGCTGGAATCCGAGTTGGCTATTGCCAAATCTCTCGCGGTGGCTGGTGGTCCAAAACGAACAGGACATTCAGTTGAGCAATCAACAGATTTACTGGTTAAGGCTGCCAATTACAAAGCGAAAGCAAACGCAACAACCGACCCAACACTAGCCCAAGGCTATAAGCAGCTCGCGCAAGAATTCTTTGCGAAAGCAGCCGAAGCCAACAAGCAGTAAAGACGAAAGGAAACACAAACATGGCGGAAATGCCACGCGCAACCGATCTGTTTGGTGACGCTTCTCCAAGAGAAGCCGCAGAGCGCCACGAAGAATATTTAGGAGAACTTAATAAGTCTCTTGCTAATTCTTCAAGCGTTCCCGGACAAGCACCAACACAAGATCCGCTTGCTGCTATGGAAGCACTAGCTGCTACCAAATCACTTACCCCTGACGCGCTTTCTGGACTACAGAACGCTCTATCAGCACAAAGAGTTGCTATGCAAGAGATCCAAAAGGATATTACTCTTACTAGCCCACTCTCAACATCCTTCGCAGCCTTCGATCTTGAAGCACCTGCTAAGTTGCTCACTCCACGCCCAACACCACTTCGTAACCGCATTCCGCGTAAGAAGGGCGTTGGTACTTCACACCGCGTCAAGAGAATTCTTGGCTACACCGGTACTGGTACTGGCGGCGTAGGAAATACTTGGCCGGGAATTACTGAGTCAAGCACCGCAACATTTGGATCTATTAACTACGAGCGCGGTCCAAAGATCTCGTACGCAGCTGATGATCTAGTATTGCCATACAACTCATACTCTCTATCAGATAGCGTGTCATTTGACGCTAACTTCTCAGGTTTGGGTTATCAGGATCTCCGTCAGCTATCAAGCACATCTACTCTATACGCAACAATGCTTATGGAAGAAAGAATGATGCTTATGGCACGCGGAACCGCAAGCGGTTACTCAGGCGCTCTCACAGCTCCTACCTTTACCCTTGCTTCTCCTGTTGCTTCCGGATCTCAGACTGCTCTCGCAGCTAATACCTACTATGTGAATGTCACCGCTGACGCTGGTATTTCCGGCAACGGCTTTGGTGAGTCAATCGTAGGAACAGAAGCAAGCACCGCAGTAGCGTCAGGCGATGTTCTAACAATCACAGTATCTACTGCGGTTGCTGGAGCGCTTGGCTATAACATTTATGTTGGTACCGCAACAGGTAACGCCAATGTGAAGTATCAAGGAACCCTAAAGGGAACTGGAACCTTCACAATTCAAGGCGCTGCTGCTACCGGTCTAACTGGAAATAACGCAGCTTTCACTACCACAGGAGCAGCCGCAACCCGCGCAGCAGCAGATACTTCTGCTTACTCAACCGGTTATGACGGAATTCTCCCAACAGTATTGGGCTCAAACTCCGGTTACAACAACTCAATCAACTCTACTTTCAGCACCGCTAATCCGGGCAGCGAGTTCCAAACAGTATTCGCTTCGCTCTATCAGTCAGTTAAGGCTGATCCGGACCTAGTATTGCTAAACGGAAATGATCGTAAGCAGCTCTCTGACGCAATCAAGAGTGGATCTACCGCTAACTATCGCTTGGTCATTAATGATCCGGGCGAAGGCGGAACAACATACGGATCTATTGTTACTGGACTTCAAAACGAAGTTACCGGTAAGGCAGTAGATCTTATGGTTCATCCTTGGCTAAATCAGGGTGTGGCTCCGGTCCTATCCTTTACTCTGCCAATCCCTGATACCGAAGTGTCTGATGTTTGGGCTAACTTCTTAGTTCAGGATTACATGGGTATTCAATGGCCTGTAACTCAGTTCAGTTACGACTTCTCAACTTACTTCCGTGGCACTTTCTTCTGTACCGCTCCTGCTTGGAACGGCGCAGTATCAGGAATTATCAACGCATAAGTAAGGCAATAGGGGGCGCGACACATTTGAACAGTCGCGCCCCTTATTTCAGTTATCGGGGGCATATATGACACGCATGGTAGCGCCGGATCGCGGCGTTAAAGAAACAGTAATTGGCGGATCGAAATACAATCCGGACAAAGGCGGGATCTACAATGTAGATAACTCGCGGCATGTTAATGCTATGAAATCAGAAGGCTATTTTGAAGCGGCTCTTAATCCTTTCGCAGCTGGAGACGGCACACGCGGTTATCTTTGCGTAGAATGTGGCTTTAGCGGTTGGTTCCGCAAGTGCGGGCGCTGCGGCGTAGAAGCGGTAAGTCCGCCGCCAAGAGACGGAGAGTAAATGGCTACCGGAGTAACAACAAATACTTTCTCGGAGAACTCTTACTTAACTATTGCCGAATACAAGAACGCTCCGACTAGCATTGATTACGATAATCTTGTAGTAGGCGGTAATGCCAATGCCCAAGACGGAGAGCTGAGCCGCGTTATTCTTCGCGCTTCTTCCTATCTTGATGATTACCTTAATCAAAATCTAGTAGCCGATACTCAGACCGAGACTCAACGCACCCGTATTACTCCGCAGGGCTATGTCTCGCTCCACCCGAACCGCAACCCTATTATTTCTTTGAGTTCTTTTGAGTATGGATCCGATCCCAACGGCTTAATCGCTATGTCGGATCCGAGTCAATCTTGGTTCGAAAATCAACAAATCATTATTCCGCTTTCGCAGCTCTCTACGACTTATTCAAGCGCTGGACCGCTTGCCTTCGGTGGAAATCTAGGATCTCGAACTCAGATCTATTGTAAATACACCTATGTCGCGGGTTTTGCTAATACTACGCTGGCTTCTGCCGCGAACGCAGCCGCAACTTCTCTTACAGTCAAGTCCGGAGCAGGGATACTTGCCGGCGCGCAGCTCCGGATCTATGACGGAGCAAATCAAGAGACAGTAACAGTAGCAAGCACCTACACCTACGGATCTACGACAGTTCCGCTAACTGCTGGACTCACCTACGCTCACGCAGTTGGAGTAGCAATAGGAAATATGCCTAACGCAATCAAAGAAGCAGCAATCTTGATTACTACGGCATTGATTAAAGTGCGCGGCGATAACTCGATGACTATGAACATTACTACGCAACCGAGCGCTAATCTATCTACCGGAACAAGCCGCTACGGATCCGAAATACAATTAGCGCTAGATATGGTAGATAAATACCGCAGGGTCCGATAATGGCAGGGCGCACCGGAGTTCGGCAGCAGCTCTCGGAGTTTATTTCGAACCCGCCGATAGCCACGCTCAATCAAGTATTTACTTCTTTCCCGAAGCGCATTAACTATCAAGTCAATTCGCAGCCCGGTCAGTTATCGCGAGCTGCCGCAGTAGTCTTTATTCAAGCCGAAGATGAGTCACGCATAGCGGTAGGCGGTGCTACGAACGGCTGGAAACGCGTAGATTACACAGTAATTGTTCAGATCTATCAGCACTCGCTGGAGCGCAATAGCGAAAACGCGATGACGGCATTTGATACCCTTGTCGATAATATCAAGGATAGACTACGCAGCGATCACAACTTTGGGGATACTACGGGAACGCTAGTATGGCAGGGAGCCGAACCCCGTATCTCAGCTCGATACGGCGAGCCGGCAACTTCGCAAGAAGGCGCTACGGAAACCTACGCTGAGATAGAATTCGTTGTTACCGAGATGATCCAAGCATAAGGAGCATGATGAAATATACATATAACGGAACAGAAGAACGCGTGTTCCCAACGCTAGGGATCACAGTTAAGCCCGGACAAGAGTTTGACGCGCCTGAGAATTTCAGCGCGGCAGATGTAACTCCTGCTGGCGCGAAAGTAGCACCAAAAGCACCAACAACCCCGTCTGCCGCGTCAGACATGAAAGCAGGAGAGTGATTAAATGACAGTACAGAATTCCGTACGCAGTTATTTAGGTATTGCCAAAGAAGCAACTAAAGGAACTGCCGTAGCACCAACAGACTTTATCCCGGTAATGGTTGATAGCCTAAAGCCGGTTGATCTAATTGATCCACTTTACGATACTGGACTACGCGGATCTATGGTTACTAACTATAACTATATTCCGGGTCGCACTAGATCTACTTTTGATTTCGGCGGTCATGTGTTTGCCGATACTATCGGTTATTCAATCGCAGGAATTATGGGATCCGTAGCAACAACCGGAGCGAGCGCACCTTTCACTCACACAGTATCCTTGCTCAACGCAAGCGCTACCGGAGCTGACTCACAACCGATCTCTTACACTCTCACCGACTTCTATGCTGCGCAAGTTCGCGCATACGCCGGTATTCAATTCCATGACTTCTCTTTGAAGTTTAACGCTGACGGAATGCTTGAATATGACGCGAAGGGAACAGGTTGGGCTTCTGCTTCGGCTTCTACCCCTACTCCTTCGTTCTCAACTATTCTTCCTACTCCGGTATGGCGTGGAGCGGTCACTATTGGCGGAACTACAATCACCAACTCTATCTCCGGCTCATTAGATCTAAAGCGTTCAGTAACTCCGATCTACGGCATTTCT